AAACAGAAAATGCAGACGTATTAAAAGGTCTACAAGATGAACTAAAAGAGAAGTCTGCAGAGATTTCAGCTTTTGTTAACTCTAAGCGTACCTTTGAGTCTGCAAAAGAAAAGAACTGGGAAAAAGCTGCTGAGCCAATGCTTCGCGATGCCTATATCCTAGGTGCAATCCTTAACAAAGGTTGGAATACAAAGCACGGTAAAGATATTATCGAAAAAGTTAATGCTATGTCCGGTGTAGGCGTAACTGCTGTTGAAACCGCTGTTTATGAAACAATCGTAAACACCTCTATTGAGCGTGACATTCAGCATGGTCTAGTACTAGCCCCACTTTTCCGTGAGATTCAGCTAACCGCTGCTACCATGGTTCTTCCAATCATGCCTGACGCCGGATACGCTGAGTTTATCGCCGCTAAGAAACTAACGAACACAGGTGACGACGCTCCACACGGTAACCTTTCACAGCGTGGTGATACCGAAGGTTCACCATACGGTGGTGTTGATCTAGGCAGCAAGATTCTTAGTACCAAGAAACTTATGTCTCTATCTTTCCTAGCTAACGAAACAGAAGAAGACACAATTCTTGCTGTTATGCCATTAATTGAAGAAGCAATGGTTCGTTCGCACACCCGCGCTGTAGAGCGTGCTATGCTACGTGGTAGCTCAAGCATTGGTTCCTTTGACGGTCTAGCGACTATCGCTGTTACCAACTCTTCACAGACAACTTCTGGAACTGCTGTAGCTTCTGAGTCCCTATCTGCTCAAGATCTACTAACTATGCGTAAGCTAATGGGCAAGTATGGTATTGAGCCACGTGACGTTATTTATATCGTTAACGAAACTGAGTACTACAACCTAATGGATGACCCAGAGTTCAAAGATTCCAACCTAGTTGGTGCAGACAATGCTACAAAGCTAACTGGACAAGTTGGTCAGCTATACGGATCACGCGTAATGCTTTGCGATGAGTTTCTGCCAAAAGCTGTAAACGCAGTACACGCACTAGCTGTAAATACACGTAACTTCCTAGTTCCACGTCAACGTGGTATTACACTAGAAAGCCTGTATATTCCACGCGCTCAGCACCTAGAACTAGTTGCTACTCAGCGTCTTGGCTTCGATCAGCTAATTAACGGTGCAAAAGCCGTAATCAGCCGTCGTTACGCTGCTGCTTAAACTATAAAATAGGGGAGGCTCTTAGGGGCCTCCCCACCTTATAAGGAATAATATGTCTGATCTTATCTCTATTCAGGAATTCAAGGGCTACGAAGGTATCACAGGATTTACCGAAGATGGCAAGCTCAACCTTATTATCCCCTCAATTTCCGCACTAGTTCGCAACTATTGCGGAAAATCTTTTACTACCCATTATGCTACTGATAAAGTAGAAACTTTTAGCCTTAGATTTCCAATGGATGTTTTATTTCCTTGTGAATCTCCAATAGTATCAGTTACTAGTGTAGAAGTAGACTATGGTGACGGCTACGAATTAATTGATGTAGCAAACTATGGAGTAGACTTTAGACTAGATACTGTTAGACTAAAAGATGGTAAATTTCCAATTGGTGTAAATACTGTAAGATTAACCTACAAAGGTGGATATGCAATAATACCAGCAGACTTAAAGTTAGCTATAATTGATTTGGTTAACTACTACTTAAAGAATGAGCATATACCTGAAAAGAACCATGCTACATTCACTATTCGTCATGAAGACGGTAAGGCAGCCTTTCCTGATCATATCAGACGTGTGCTAGATTTGTACAAAGATGGCTAGTAAAATTATAGCTGGTGGTTATAGCGTTCAGGTAACGTCGGATAAGAATAACGTTCTTAACAGATCGGTTCAACAATCTAACGTATTAGATCAAACAACCTTTGCAAAAATAGTAAAAACTGTTAAAGCCTCTGTATATAAGGGAACCGAAAGATCCCGTAAAAGCATAGATCAGCTAAAAACTGTTATTGTCGCTAATAATAAAAGAGTTAATTCCAAGGCTGCTAGTCTCTCTGTAGCAATACCCCTCAATGGTACTCTGAAACAAAATATGTTAGACTTAGTAAATAGAGGCGTATTTTTTGCCTTAGCACCCCAAAATAGCGCAGAAAGCTCTTCTAGCACTAAGCAAAGAGATTTCAGTAAACTCCTAAAAGTAGGGCTAGACATTTTAGGGACTAGAAAAAACTCCCCATTAGTTGCTATAAATAAACTTGTTAATATTAAGTATCAAGGTATAGTCCTAGAAGAAGAAGGTGAATTTGAATCGGATGATGGACAATTTTTCCAGCTACTTTCATCAACTCCCATGAGTAAACAAGAAGCCGGACAAATGGCTACGGAGTTTGTTGAAAACGCTATAACTTCATGGGATGGTGCAGAACCTTTATTTGGGTTCCCCCCTTTAGCAGAATATTTAAAGCTTGACGCCTTTGGAAAAGGACAGTCTAAATCTGTATTTATTTTTATACGACATGAAACTTCTTCTTATGTAGAATATTTTTATGTGCCAATGAATGTAAAAATTACTGAAGAAGGCAATGTAAAAAGCACAGAGATAAAGAAGAGCGGTTTTAGCCAAGAATTAGGAGCCAGGGTAGAGGTAAAAAAAATAGATGTAACTAAGCTGGATAAAAAAATAACTAGAGCTATTTTAGAAGCCGAAAGGGCCTATCGTCAAGAGGGTATAACTATTCTTGAATACGGCCACCTTATATCAGCGGGTCAAGTAGCCTTGTTAGAAGTAGCCGCAGACTTAGATGTATTTATAACTGGTATTGATAAAGTTAAGAGCACAGAACTGCTAGTTAACAGATTAAGTAATTTAAGAACTACATTACAAAGTATAATTCAAGTTGCTATTAAATTAGATGGAATTATAGAAAGCTGGGGCAGCGTTGCCGGCCCAGATGTAATGGGACTAGACCGTAAAGATATACTTGCTGTACTAGGTAGTGCAGAATATTTCGATCCTGGAGAGATATATATTTACGAAAAAGTAGACGGTATTGTAGCTAGAAAAGGCTCTATGTCTAGAATAGCCACTCTAGAAGTAGAAATGCCTGATGGTACTTTAGAGACTACAAAAGGACCTCTTGTAGGTCTTATGGAACGCGCTAAATTTAACAATGCTAAAGGAGCAGTAACTAAAGCTTTATTTAGCCTTCTAAAGAAACAATTAGAAGGAGATATGGAAAGAGCCCTTACTCAACAAGATGTTTTAACAGCAATAGGCGTAACGGGACATACTAGTACCGCCTCTGATAGTATATTATCAGCTACAGTAAAATATATATTTGGCTTACCTATTGATAAAGGTAAGGGTAGTAAATTTACTTTAGTTATAAAAACAGTAAAACAAAAACTAGGGCAGAAGATTGATAAATTAGCTTCTATAAAGCCACCACGATCACGGGAGAATAAAAAACCCTTAAAAGACTCAGATGTAGGTGTCTCGGGGTCAAACGTAGGACGCGCTGGAATACTTACTTCTTCTACTGGGCTAGCCGCTAGACTCAACCTAATATTAAAAGAAGAAATAACAAAATCAATGAGTCCTCCCAAACTACAAAATAGAACGGGTAGGTTTGCAGGTTCCGCAGAGGTTACTAGTATTAATGACGGCTTAGTAAGCTATCGTTACATGTACTCTCCTTACCAAGTTTTTAGTAAGCAGTCAGGCACGGCCCCTTGGAACTCTGTTTCCGCGCGAGATCCAGATAGCTTAATAATTTCTGTTATAAATCGTTTATTAGCATCATACACACCTGGTGTATCTTATTCTTACGCAAGGAGTTAATGATATGAGTAGGCTATATACTACAAGAAGATCTTCTATAATTAATAGTATAGTAGATCTTCTTAAAACCATTAATGGAAGCGGAAGTTTTGTATCTAATTTGTCTCAAAACGTTTTTCCTCAAATTAAATTTATCGAATCTCTTACAGATTTCCCTTCCGTATGTGTAGTAGCTTCCAACGAAAGTAGAATTTATCAAGCAGGCGGGTATAAAGATAGATTTCTCAATGTAAAAATTATACTTTTTGCTAACGAAGAAAATCCTCTTACTAAATTAGATGGTATTCTAGAGGATATAGAGACAATCCTAGAAGACAATGCCAGACTTGTTTATAAAGATAGACAAGGCAATGTTCAAACCACTCTAGATATTACAATTAATTCAATTAGTACTGACGAAGGTGCCTTTGAGCCTATAGCTATTGGTGAGATGAACATTACAGTACGTTACTAAGCACTATTTGTGCAATAGCCAGGAGACTGGCAAGGAGAAACAAGGATGTCACTATTCTTAAAACGCAATACGAAAGTGTATCTTGAGAAAACTCGCGCTAGCGGTACAGTAATCTGGGAAATCCCAGTTATGGACGGCTATAGCTTTACTCAAGCCAACACTTCGTCAGAAACAGTTCTAAACGAAATGGCAACACCTGCGGGTGTTTCTAAGCGTGGTAGACGCCAGTTCAACGATGCTCTAGCACCTGCTGAATGGTCATTTTCCACTTATGTCCGTCCTTTCAGATCAACAGGATCGGATGGAGCAGACAGCGCAGTAGGAGTTCACCACGCTATTGAAGAAGCTTTATGGGCTAACTTTGTAGGCCTAGGAACCCCTAACGAAACCTCTACAAACTATAACCACACTCTAACTAATATTACAGCAGATACAAGTGATTCTAATATTAGTTTTGCAGGATCTAACCGTATTACGCTAGGTACTTTTAATTTATACTTCGTTATGGGTGCTCAGCTAGACAACGACTTAAACTATGATAACCCTGCTAACGATGACGTTCTTGTGTATAAAATCAATGGATGCGTAGTTAACGAGGCTACTATTAGCTTTGACGTTGATGGTATTGCTATGATTGAGTGGTCTGGTATGGGATCTCTACTTGAGAAAGTATCAACCTTTAACGCTACTGCCTCTATTAGAGCGGATCTTGCTAACTCAGACAACTTTATCCGTAACAAGCTTACATCACTAACTGTAACTGCAGCAAATACTGCAAATTACCCAGGTACTGCCACAAACGGCGTGTATAACATTACACTAACTGGTGGATCAATTACATTTACTAACAACATTAACTTCTTAACTCCTGAAGTACTTGGAATTGTAAACCGTCCAATTGGACATATTACAGGTAACAAATCTGTCACAGGAAACTTCACAGCATACCTCGAAGAAGCAGTAGCAGGTAGCTCAGGTCAGCTACTATCTGACGCATTAGCTGATATTAATACTATTACTAACTCTTTTGCTCTAAACTTCATTCTAGGTGGGTCAGGAAACACTCCTCGAATGGAAATTACCCTACCTACTGCCCATATTGAACTTCCAGTTATTCAAAGTGACGACGTAATTGCAGTGGACGTTAGCTTCCACGGTCTACCTTCGACCATTGTGGCTAATGATGAAGCTACACTTACTTATGTGGGGGCAACATAATACTAATGTAGGAAAAATTTTCCTTGACATTGTATTTAATTTAAGATAATATAGAGTCTAGATACTATTGTATCTAGACTTTTTATTTGAGAGGAAAACAAAAAATATGAGTACATTATCATCGTACCTAAAGAATAAACTAGAAGCTTGGGTACCTGTAGAAGGATTAGATAGCTTTGAGGTAAAACTGGCTTATCTTTCCAGAGAAGATATTAATAAAATTCGTACTGCTGCAACTCGCGTAAGTTTTAATAATCGCGCTAGAGTTAAACAAGAGGAATTAGATCAAGATTTATTTATCAAAGAATTTATTAAGGCCACAGTTCTAGACTGGAAAGGCTTTACTATTAAAGTAGCCGCCCAGCTACTACCTATCGTAGCCCCTGAAGGAGTAGCAGATACTACTACAATTGACTTTACTATCGAAGAAGCTATCACATTAGCACGTGAATCCACCTTCTTTGATAATTGGTTAAATGAGGCGGTCTTTGACCTCCAAACGTTTCGTTCAAGAGGAGCAGGAGAGTAATTACGACGTATTAGAAAGGTTCTTAAAACAAACAGGAAGTATAACTAAAGAACAATACTTAAAACTAGTAGAACAAAGAGGAATAGAGCCAGACATAACTAAAATGCCTCTAGATATGGAGGATTTAGACCCCGACCTACAAATAGCTTTTTCAATTTATTATAAGCTAGGAAATAGAGTTGACGGTAATGTTGGTTTTGTAGGTAAAGACTACACTAACCTTCCCATATTTATGGAAGTTTATTCCATATTTGATAAACTATACTTGTTAGATTTACTTGTAGCTATAGAAGTTCACTATATACGAGAAAATCAAAAAGCTGTCGAAAAGATGTTTAAAGACAGTAAGAAGAAAGTAACATGAGAATTAGTCTACAAGCAATGATGGTTTTTGCCTCTCAGGGGGCTGAAAAAGTTGCCAAAAAAACAAAAGAGATTAAAGACAATATTGTGGGGGCTAATAAAGCCGCTGGATCTATTAATAAAGCTTTAAATACTGCTGCTAGCGTTGGTGATACTACAGGTTATAAGGATAAGGGTCTTAATAAAAAAGATCATAGAACTTTACGAGGAGTATCTGAAACTAGAAGTGCTTCGGGTAGAAACTTTTCTGGACTAGCCGCCGGTTTAGACGGTGATACAAATAACTTAGTAGCTTCTTATGCTACACTTGCCGCTAACGTCTTCGCCGTTACTGCGGCTTTTACTGCTTTACAAAAAGCCGCTCAAACAGAGCAGCTAGCTAAAGGTCTAGAACTTGTAGGCGCTCGCGGAGGTGTAGCACTAAAAATAACTGCCCAAGGCTTACAAGAAGTTACTGATTACGCTATTAG